TTGGCAGAAGGATTAGAACCGCTGCCGCGCTTGTGCCTAATTGTGTTCGCCATTTGCTACCTCAATCAGTAGGTGCCGCCATCAACGACGTAAGAGCTTGTAGCCCCGTCGGCGATGAAGGTCACAAGATCAGAGAGTGCCACCTGCTTCATCGTGCCTGCGTCATTGACGATCAAGCGGTCAGCTGTTGCCAGAGTAGTTGAGGTCGCTGACGTTCCACCATCCAACAGGTTCAATTCTGTTGTGGTTGCAGTTACCCCGTCCAGCAGGTTCAGCTCTGTGGTGGTCGATGTGACCCCATCCAGCAGATTCAATTCAGCGGTGGTGACCGTGGCCCCATCGAGAATTGCAATTTCTGTAGAGGTGAGTGCAGCAAGAGCAGCAGCGCCACCTGATTGGCATGAAGACAGCGTTGTCAGATCAGTCGCAAGGGTTTGTGCGCCAAGACTGGTTCGTGCTGTTGCACCTGTTTCCAGGACAAAGTTGCTGCCATTGCCAACGATGATGCCGCCGTCAGTGACGGCAAGACCAGCAATGTCAGCGAGCCCTTGGTCGAAAGCCTGGACATCGCTACCGATTGCGACACCGAGGGCAGTCCTGGCGGCTGATGCAGACGTTGCACCTGTGCCACCGTCGCTAATTGCAAGCGTGCCGGTGATGCTGGTTGCATCCAGCTTGACCGCGAGTTCTCCGCTCTCAATAACCACCCCGCCATTGGCCTTGAGGTCAGCGGACAAGGTGTTGCCAGACTTTTGCAAGCCATCGCCTGCAGTGATCTGACCAGCGCCAGAGAACTGGGTAAAGCTCAGAGCAGTGGTGCCGACGGTGATTGATCCGTCAGTCGTTAAAACAAAGCCAGAGTCAGCACTGGTGGTTCCCTGCTCGACAAAAACAAAAGCACCAGATGTGACTTCGCTGTTGGCGTCAAAATCACTGGAGCGTGACCAAGAGCCAGCCTTGCAGTCATAGATTCCGTTCTCTGAAGCGGTGGACTGGTTCTTGACCAGAACACGCTCATCAGCAGAAACGGCAACGCCGTCGATGGTCTGCGTTCCAGACAGCGTGATGTTTGCCGTGGTGGCAACTTTCACCGAGTCTTTTACATCCAGACCAGTCTTGACCGCATCGACATAAGCCTTGGTTGCTGCGTCCTGAGCTGAAGTCGGATCAGTGACGTTGGTCAGCTTGTTGGAGTTGATGTCAATGTTGCCCGTCGGGGCAGACATCTGATCCAGGCGGTTAGTCCGCACACCAGTGTCAAAGTCACTGATCTTGGTGTGGGCAATGCTGGGAATATCAGCAGCAACTAGAGACCGGAATGTGGGGTTAGCGTCATTCCCGCTGGTCGGGCCAGCCAGTACAAGATTCGCACCCTTGGCATCTGTCTTGGAGATAAACGCACCAGCACCGCCGATCGTGATGATCGAGGTGGCTACCGCTGAGCCGTTATCACCAAAGCCGTAGTAGAGCTTCAGGTCTGATTCGTTAAAGGCGAGTTCACTGCTGGCCAGCGAAGAAGGGGCCCCGTCTGAGCCGGAGGCGGCACGCTTCTTGATGCGGATGGTGTTTGCCATGGCTTAGAAGTTCCCGCCTTCGACGAGGGATTTTTTGGTTACGTCAGCATCCGCCTTGTATTCGCCAGAAGCGAGGTCAAAGTACACGATGCTGTCATCTACTCTAGCGGTTCCATTGAAGGTAAAACCAGAGGCGATAGGCCCTTGAGGGCCAGTTGTCGTAATTGAAACGGTGTTGGTAGCCGTTTCCTTGACGACTGTCGTCTTGCCGTCAGTGGTGACATTGACCGATGTCATGGTGCGGTGTACCCCTCTGAGACAAAAATAACGCCTTCCAGGTAATACTCACGGTTCCCGCTGCCATCCTCAAGCAATACGTCGTAGTACAGCTCATCGATGAAAGTGGCTGTCTGGGTGTCCGTCAGCTTGATGGTCACCTGTCCGTTGCTGCGGTCTGTGTAGACCACGGTGAAATCTGCGTACTTGGTGGACCGTGCTTTGTCCCAGGCTTGAGCGTAAACGGTATAACCAGCCAGGTTGATAGCCGTGCCGGTGCTGTCCTTGAACTGAAGCAGGGTTGAATAATCAGCCCGCCGCTGGAGGGTGAAGTTGTAGGTCCCAGGTTGAACAGCCATCAGCCTGCCTCCAGAGCAGCGACTTTTGCTTCGAGCGTTTCAATTTTGGCGATTGCTTCCTGTAATGCAGCGGTCAGCAGTGGGGTCACCTTGCCGTAGTCCATGCCTTGATACACAGGAATTGTATTGCCATCTTCGTCCAGCTTAGAGTCACCCTCAGAAACGCCCTCTGGTAGCACGTCATCTGAGCACTCGCCCCAAAGGCGGATTTGATTATGAGTGCCAGTCACAGCCTCTGGGATAACTGTTGCGGCTTCATGTGCGATGAATCCATCCTGAGTTTCTTCAGGTGATGCGATGAAATTGAATCGCTTAGGCTGCAATTGCTTGAGTCTAGTAATTGCACCAGTAAGATCGACAACATTTTCTTTCAGTCGATAGTCAGATGAAGTATTAAAGGATGTGTTGGAGTTGTTGACACTGATGGAGCCTTTTGAGTTGCCGCTCCTAAAAAACTCCATAGTGTTGCCATCGTTATTTCTGTTAGCGAAATAGGCAGGTCCGTCTGCCCTTGAGCTAAAAAAGGCTCCCCCAGAACTCGTTTTTTCAAAAGACCCGCCAACGGTTGTGTTATCAAGACCAGGGACAGACGAAGATGTCTGGCCGAAAAGGACGTGGCCGTTGCTAGTGATTCGGAGTCTTGTGGTGTTGTTGGTATGTAAACCGATAAATCCAGAGTCTTGAACGTGGATTTGCAGCTCACCAGTGCCTCGATGCGTCAGCTGGCTAAACGTGTTCGCGCCACCGTTATGCCTAATCAAACGAAGGCCATAATCCGTGTAAGTGTCATCACCGGCAAGGTCGATTTGTGCATATCTGTTGCCCGACGCCATCGTGCCAATTTGAACCTCACTGGATCCGCCTGACGCAGTGTTCCCTAGCTTGACGCCTAGGTTGTAAGTCTCAAGCGTCTTAGCATTGTTGTGATACAGCTCAGCCGCTCCATCAGCTATAAATTTCGCGCAAGTCTCGCCTGTATATTTTGAGATTTGAGTCTGGTTTGAGCGAATATACAGTCCCCCGGTGCCTGAATCATCAATAAAAGAGTTGCTGCCGTCGTGATAAATCTCTAGATCATCGTCACTACCAAGCAAGACCTTGTCGTTATCTTGCATGTCAAGATTGGCGGTCATGGAGATGCCGCCAGCAATAGTCAAGCCAGTGCTATCAATCTCAAGCCGCTCTGTTCCCCCGGTACTGAAGTTAATTTTGTCCGAGGCTGAACTGAACATCCCTGTGTTGGTATCGTCCAGGAACGCCAGACCTGGCGACCCGGCACTGCCGTCTTCAAGCAGCTGAGTGCCGTCAAGCTGCATCAACGTGACCCAGCCGTTGTTTGCACTGTTCCTAATCTTCAGGACATTCGCCGTCGTATCTGCCCAGAACATGTAGGCCACCGTCGTTGATGGCTCTGTGCTGCTGCTGTTATTGCTGATGATCGCGTCTAAGCAGTTGTTGAGATCTGTACGGAATGCCTGTCCGCTCTGATTGGCTAGATCATAGTCGTGAGTTGCCATTACTCAGCGCGGTGCAAGACAGATGGGCTCATTCTACGTCTGTTTCCGGCCATACCCAACGGCGAGGTAGGTGAAGTTGCGGTTGACGTTTGAATTGCTTGAATTCAGCACGTCCAGGCTGAAACCAGTAGCGGTCACGTTGCTGACGTTGACGCGCTCTCCGTCGCCGAGGTTGTGAACCGTGATGCCAACCGACGGAAGATAAGCGTTAGCGCCGCCGAGCGATGAAGTGCCGGTAAAGAATTCGTCTGCAAACGTCACTGATTTTGTGCTGGTGCCAGAGGCCACAGTTCCGTTGCTATTGTCTTGCCGCCGCTGGAACGTCGCTACGAATCCCAGTTCATCGATCAAAATGTTTTGAGCGGGGTCAGAGCTTTCCAACTCAGCTTTGAATTGAAAAGCACGGCCAGAGAACGTTCCAGAGGTAAACGGGATCCAGGCGCTATAAGTTGGCGAGCCCGATGGGTCGTCATCAGTGCTTCTTAAGTAAAGCGCAGCGTTGACATCCTTTGGAACTGAGCCATCAAAATCAGTCCATGTGTCGATGTTTGCAGTTCGATCATCAATCAAATCATTTGCCAAAAGGCCCCGCGTGACAAATCGCCTTGTAAGATCTAATGAATACTTTGCGCCTAAATCAAGCGTGCTGGCAAACTGGTATTCAGCAGAAGACAAAATGTTGCCACTGCCATCAGCGTTGATCTTTAAAGCGTCGAGGCTTGAGTCATAAGAACAATTTGTTTTTGTACCTGAGAAAGGTGTTGAGTCTTGATCTTCTCGACGATTCTGCACAAGCAAGCGACCAAGCGTGTCAGGCAAATTCACCAAAACACTTGCCGCGCCATCGCTTTGGTTGCCTTCTTCATCTTCAAATTTGACCAGAATTTCTCCATCAATCAGAGGCACAATCGCCTCCGTAGACCCGCCAGGAACAGCTTGAATTAGGTCTACAGAGTTAGGCCATGTCGCCGTTCCATCAGTAAGGCTGCTGTGCCGAATGTGAACGGTGCCGTTGACTTTTACGTCAAGGTCTACAGTTAAATCCCAACGCAGCCTGGCACTGTTTGCATTGATTGTCTCTAATGACAAGTTTTGAACATCACCAGGCTTGGCCTGCTTCCCTACCACGTCAAACGTGAAAGAGGCTTTTGAGCTTTGGCGACCAGTGAAATTTCGAGCAACAATCTCAACCTCAAGCAATCCTTTTTTCAAATTTCTAAGAGTTACTGAAGTCGCATTAGGATTCAGCACCGTGTAATTATCGCTATCCTGTCTGTATTTGATCAAATAATCAGTCACGTTTTTGCGATTGTGAGTCCAGCTCAGATCAAGGCCAGTATGCACTGTCTGCCCTTCTTGATAAAGAAACTCGGTGCCGGTAATCCCCTCTACTGCTGACGGGGCTTCGTCTAGATTCGAAATATCTCTTGTGGTTAGAGTAATGTCACTTTCAACAGCAGCGTATATATCTGGCTTGTATTCAACACCCGTAACAGCCAATGTAAAATCTTCTTGCTCGACTACACTGACAATGCGGTATTGCTGAGATTTTATGTCTGCTGTTTGTATCAGAAAAACAGCGTCAGCCTGAGGGGCTTCAGCGAAGCCGGGGCTGACTGTAATTACTTTTCCATTGATTGCTGTGATCGTGCTCGTGCCAACATGACCATTTGGCTGCATCACAGAAAGCGTAGGCTGATCGTCAACCGGAGCGTTCAAGATGTCAGTAGTAACCAGATCTGTCGCTGCATCGATCGTGATTTGGGTGGTTGTGGCAGAACTAATCCGACCGCTGCGCCTGTTTCCAGCTCTTACTGGATCGGCAATGTCTACAACTACGCCTGGCCTTAGCACCAATCCGCTGTCACCGGTAACCGTAAAACTAACAGTCTGAGTGAGGTTGTTTTCACTCAACAAAAGCCATTTACCTAGGCGATGTGCCTGTCCTTGTGAATAACAACCTAGAGCGCGAATGTCTTTGTTGACTACGCCATATTTAGCGACTTGATCCTGCAGCTCAACGTATTCGTATGAAACTTCACCCAACTGTTCGTAGCTTTGATAGGCAACAGTCGCACATGTGTGCCGCTGTTTTAGCGATGTTCCGGCGTAAGTAAAATCACCATTTACTACATTGCTTGGGCCTAAAATATAGCGAGAGTCTGTTGGCTTGTCCTGATTAAGAACGAACGAGCCTGCGCCGTAGTAAGCGATGCCTCTGAATAAACTTGTAAGCTCCTGGATAACGTTAAAAATTTCTTTCCGGGTATTGATAACCATGTTGCAAGAGAACCTTGGCTCTTGGCCGCCTTTGCCGTCATCAACTAATTCTCGACAATAAAGGCTTACATTGTAGAAATCAAAAACGTCTAAACTAGACTCAGGAATTCCAGCGCCCCAGCGTGTGTCTGTGAGCAATGCATATAACAGCCAAGCAGGGTCATTCGTAAAGGCAGTCTGGTTAAGCGTGCCACTGAAAAGACCGCTGTATGAGATACGGCCAATGTGAGTCGTGGTATCGACAGATGCGTTGTGAGGAATTTTTACCTTAATCCCGCGCACCAAATACTTGCGAGCAGGGATACTTTGAAACTGCCTTGAGTCAAGCTTTAGATAACAGATTGCGGTGTTGGGATAGCGAAATTTTTCGTCGATAATTTCTGTGTAGCTAAGCCATTGCGTCGCATTTTGCAAACGCTGTGACGTTGAGTCATCTGTAACCCTGACCAGGCGTATGTCCACAGGAAAGTCTGCCGGTGCGGGCATTGCCACGACGTAATCTTTTTGGAAACCTCCGCTAGTTTTGCCGGTGATCGTATCGTCAAAGCTGTCGGCAAAACCGCCGCCGTTAAGCTGCAGCTGAATTTTTATCCTTACACTTGTCCCCCTAACGTCGCCATCATCCTCAACCCTCTGCAATGAGGGGATCGAGATAGTTATACGAACACGATCAGTCTCAGTGTCTGTAATTTGCCTCGTTACTGAAGTTGCTTTCGTGAACGCAACATTCACAGACCTCTCAGTCTCTGGACCTGGAGTGTTTGGAATATATTCCTGATCTTGCGTGCCATTCCTGACAGTTACTGAATAGCCGGTGAAATTATTGGTTCCGCCCGAGCTTTGCAATGGCGTGCCATTTAGATAGATACCCTTGACGCCATCCTCTACACCATCAATTTCACCCTCACTCAGCACGTCTAAGACTTGTGCAAACTGTACGGACGACAGCGAATCGGGGTCTTCCTCGGGGACTCGCGGCGATCCACCACCGCCACGGCCACCCTTACCAGCGCCACGAATAACAACCATCACACAACGTCCAGACCGCTGGAGATCACCACACTGCCAGCGTAGGCCCGACCAAGCACAACAGGAACAGGCGTTCCCTGGGTTGTTGTGTTCACAATGCCGCTGAAGGAAAATGACTGCAGTCGTTCTGCCTCAGACAGTTGCTGTGGCTTGGGTGTTGGCGAAATAATTTCTGCAATTCCCCCCAAAATCAAACCAGCACCAACAAATGACAATGCTGTGCCGACGCTCGCCAAAGTTGCTGCAGTTCCAGTGAAGGTCACGCCCGCCGCTCCACCAAACAAGCCAGCACCAGGGAATAGGAACGATGCGCCAATCAGGCCAGCACCAATCAAGAACCGACCAAAACTGCGCCCAGCGCCTGCAATGGCTGGGGCAATGCTGAACACCTCATGCTGACCAAACGGCAAGCCCAGCTCGTCGATGTTTTGTTCCCCGATATGCTGCCGACCAACCATCATGCGGTAGCTGATGCCGTCCTTTTCAGAGTCGAGAATAAACCGCTCAAGCTGTGGAAAATTGACAATCAGTGCTTTGAACGCCTGTGCTGGTGTTCGAACGTCTAGTTCAAATCGGCATTGACCAAGCAGCTCGCGCAACTTGCCGTAGACCTTAACGACCTTCATGCCTGTAACCGCTGACGGTGTTCTTTGCATAATATCCCTTCCCGTAGACATCGCGAGAAGACAAGCGATTTTGAACGTGGTGCAAAATAACCTGATCGCCTAGATAGATGGCCGCATGGTTTGGCAGTGGCGAACCAAGTTGCATCAAAATCAAATCGCCTGGCTGCACGTTTTCAACGGTAATAGGGTGGAACCCTTCGTTAGGAAGGTTGTCAACGTACATATTTTCTCCACGCAGCCAGAAACCATCTCTGCGATCGTAATCATGCAGAAAAATGCCGTACTCACGCTGATAAAAATCACGAACCAAACTCCAGCAATCAACAACACCAAACGAAAACTCACGGCCTACATACGGCAGTTGAAATCCTTCGGGTTCACAATAGCCCCACTGTTCTGTTAAAGGATTCACGATGTGCCAAGGCAGGTCAGACTTCTCACAGGCAACACGGTCTGCCTTTGATGGCGCTGGATTTGTTTTTGGGTGAGAGTGGACAACAGCAACGACTTCTCCCTGCTCTTCAGCTGCGGCATAATCAAGCGGATCGATAATGAAGTGTTCGTCTGGTGTTTCAGCTAAATTTTTGCAAGGAACGTATCGTCTACGACCTTTGACGACAATTACTAAACCGCAACTTTCGCTTGGGTAGCTATCAACTGCGTGGGTAAGAGCCTTTTTTCGCAGGGTAGCCGGAAGCGTCATTGTGTAAGCCCAACACCAGGAAACGATCCAAATGGTAGCGCCCCATTCTCACCGAATCGTTTTTTGCATGAGCTAATGCGTTTCCCACAAGCGTCTTCAGACTGCACAGACGTGGGCGAATCATCAATCCTAAAAAAGTTGTTGCCTGCATAGCTGCATTCTTCGCTGCGATATTCCCACTGACAGATGTTTGCGATGCACTGCCGTTTCGGGATCATCTGTCCAGCTAAATCAAACTTGCTGGCAAGCTCAAACACCACAGCATCACGATTTTCACTTGCTTTTCTGTCGATAAAATACCGTTCTTCTGGCATCGTTGCGTAGGGGTCCGCATTTGAGTTACCGCCTGCAAAATTTGCTGCGTCTAGAAACTTTTTAACAGTTCTGATGCGCCGCACCTCTGCACCAGCAAGATCGTTGCCAGTGCTAGTGGCGTTCACTACAAGCAATAGTGCTGAAATCGCGCTATCAAGATTGGCAACCGTCAAAGTTGGCCTAGGCAAGCTTCCTGTGTTTCTGTACTCAAATCCTTCAGCCTTAACAGGAATCCTGCTGTAGGTGTTGCCATTCCAAACGATATTGCCAGTCACTTGCTCATTTACACCAGAGTGCCAGCGAAAAACGTCGTTGCTGCCGTGCAATGAGCTGGTCAAATGCAACTCGAACATTTCGATGATTGCACTAGGAGCCAAGACACTTAACTCTTCGTAAATGCTGCTGATCGCGGCCCAAGTGATAGTGCTGCCGTCCGTGTCATCAACCTCATTGCCAATATCTGTGGGCCACTTAGGTTCAGTTTGGCCCGTTGTGCCCGA